CTACACCACGATAAAGAATATTGTTGCCAATACTGATTACGTTTGTGTAAAAGTTGCTCATTTAATATTTTGGAATTGTTGATGCAATCTGGATGCCTGATCCGAACATTGTATTATACTGATTTTCTAGCTCACGCACAGGTGAATTGATGGTAAGAATGTCACTGCGATAGATTGTGATGCCAGTTTCAAACTCTTGTGCATATTCTAGGTATGGAATAAATCCAAGCATTGGACCATCTTTGGTTACTTGAGTTGCGACTTGGACAGGCTTCTTGATAACAATCAAGTCGCCAGCATACTCTTGCTCAACATCACCAAGAACCGTCTGATTGGTTTTGAAGGTAACAAGTTTCAATGTCATCGTGCTGGCTCCAGCAACTTGTTGACATTAGCTTCACCGAAAAATGTTTTCAGTGTTACCCACTTCTTGGGAAACAACATTTCACGACCGCGGAAGTCATTGATGTTCAATGTTGGATCATTGACCAGACCAACAAGCTCGACCATGTTGTCAAACTCACGCAGAAACAAGTCATACTTGTATGCTTGCAGATTATTTGCTACAGCCAATTTATAGGCTAGCTTCGATGTATCGATATTATTCAATTTCGATGTTACTCCATTGTTTAAGTTTTTCAAATTTATATTGTTTAGCAAGCATTAGTCCTTTCCATTCTACACCAACATCTTTTTTCACAAGCAAATCAATCATGGCTAACAGATCACCCAATTCTTCTTGGAGCATCTGGATATTCGTACAATCTTTACCAGGTTTTATCTGGTCAGGACCGAAACGAAAGCACTTACTGATTGCTTGAGTTACCTCTGCACATTCTTCTTGGAGAATCAGCAGTATCTCTCTGGTATCTTCGTTCATTATATCAGGCTTTCACGAAAGGTGCAAGCTCTGGAGCAGTCCAACCCTCAGGTTTTAGAACTTTACCATCCGCACGTTTGATAACTTTACCAGTTACCAAATCAATTTTGGCTAAGTTACTTCGCGCAACCTCAGCCCATGCTCCATCAACATCGTAACCTTTCATCTTGCAGTAACCCAAGATAACCCAGATCATGTCCATGCAAGCATCAAGTTGTTCAACCTCATCATTGGCTTTCATTGCGTCTTGAAATTCCCAATACTCTTCATTGATCAGATTACGATACAAGCTAACATTTTCTTTGCTAGGCAGTTGGTCACATGCATCAATGAATGTATTCACGTCCTGATTCATGTCGGTGTTCAGTTTTTTCAAAATAATTGCTCCATTTTCCATACTAATATTTAATCTGGTACCTTCGTACCAACCCATGTCTTGCACCAAATCATCAGGCAACTGTAGAATGGCATCACCATTATCCAGAATCTCCACGATTTCAGCACTATAAGTTTTATCCTTCAATTGACACCCTCTTCCATTCATCACCAATTTTCATCCACAATCTGTCATCTTTTCCCACAGCCATTGCAACAGAGTTTGTCACACGCGGATTAGAATGAAATTGAATTCCATAAGGACTAGCTGGAGCTTTTGGTTCATCATATGATCCAGTAAGTTGTAGCGTGTAAGCAGTTTTCGGTGGTGCAAGATGTGTAATATCACGATTGGCTTCTCCAATCTCTTTTACTTGCCTATAAGATGCTGCACCCACAGCGAATGCACCGATGATGCCTGCACCTTTTAAAAAATTTCTTCGCATGTTCATAATTTTTCCACTTTCACTCCGGCTCTCTCCAAGAACTGAACGCCATCAGCATTACGATAATGATTACGATAATACACAGAAGAGATACCACTTTGAAAAACAAGTTTGGCGCAATCAATACAAGGGGCATGAGTGATAAACATAGTAGCACCGTCGCCAGACTCGGTACTTTTTGCCAGTTTTGCAATTGCGTTGGTTTCTGCATGTAATACCTCTGGTTTTGTTTTTAGTACGGGTGCACCCTTATCATAACCAACAATATTCTCACATGTATTGTCCCAGCCAGATGGCATGCCGTTATATCCGATGGATATAATTCTATCATCTTTTACAACGATAGCACCGACCTGCAATCTAACTGCGGTTGAACAGTTAGCAAATGTTTCAGCAGTCGTCATGAATGCTTCAATGTGCTTTGTCTTCATAGCAATTATGTATGTTAGTTGAACATGCAGTCATTTTGTTTTCTCCGCAATTTGTTTATAACCTGAAGTGGTAGGATGAACGCCATCTTTACTCAATCCTGTAATTGGAAGAACGGTGTCACCATACTCTTTTGACACATCTTGGATCATCATCTGAATGTCTGGTTTTATTGCAGGTAAAATCCAAAAAACTCTAGCTGTTCCAACTTTCTCACGAATACGTTGAAGCTCTGCTTTAGTTCTAATGCCATTATGATCATTGCTACCTAAACTAATGATCACAGTCTTTGCAGATAAATCATTTTTTAGATAGTTACGATTCCACTGCATACTGTTCCAACCAGTTTTTGCATGTACAACACACTCCGGTCTAGCCATGTGTGTTCCTACTGCAATACTGTCACCAAGAATTAAGCAATCAATCATATGTCAAGGTATTGAAGTTCAAAACGATCAGCGCAATCTTCATAATTGATGTATCCGCGTGGATTACATACAATGCGAGTTGAGCCGATCATGTAGTCAAAACGATCATGTGTATGACCGTGTGTCCATAGTTTGATCTGTGGATGATCAAGAATAAACTCTGACAAGTCAGAAGAGTATGCACCATTCATCATCACATCGTTTTGATATTGTGGCTTTGTTGACAATTTACATGGAGCGTGGTGACCCACAACTACAAATTTTTCATCAAACATTCCCTCAATAACATGGCGAATATATTCCTTCATGGCTACATGATCCGCATATGCATCTTCTGGGCTGAATGACGCAATATCTTCTTTGAATTTGAATCCATCAGGAATCGCCATTCCTTTTTCATCAAGTACGTATTGGCCATCATCGCCACGTTTGTATACAGGAACTTTACGAGTGACTACGCGCTTGCTATTTTTAACAATGCGGAAATCGTTCATCATGCTACGAACATGGTATAATGTTAGTGCATCACCATTGTTCATATCTGTCCACAAAGTGCCGCCAATAAATGTCACACCATTTACTGTAACATATTCACGGTCTAGAATGTGTAGATTTTTCAGATATCCAAGTTTCTCTTTGAGTCTGGGAAGAGACAGTGCATAATCACCATGATAGTGTTCATGGTTGCCAGCAACATACAAGACTGTAGGAAATCGCTCGGAGCATTCTTGGAAGAATGTGTGATATCGATTAGACTTGTCGGATGCGCCCAACAGATTATGGACATCCTGGTCGTTCAACTCATTGGCTAAGCAAATGTCACCTGAAAGAATCAGAACATCGGCGTTTTCTGTGTTTTGGAGGGAGATTGTTCCGAATTCTAGGTGTAGATCGGATGCGAGTGCAATTTTCATAATATAAGATGCCTTTCTATGCTGTTAGTATAGCACAGAAAGGCTTTCCTGTCAAGTATTACTCTTGAAGAAGAGTTTTATTTTTGGTAGATTTGAGTACTTTATCGTTACCACCAGAAGCGATTGGAATGCGTTTTGGCAGCTTTTCCTCAGGAATGACGTTCACTAGCTTGACGGTCAGAATACCGTTCTCCAGACCCGCTCCATCCACCTGAACCGTGTCCGCCAGGCGAACAACTTTCTTGAATGCGCGAGTACCGATGCCTCGATGCAAATAAGAACGATTCTCATCCACAGTAGCTTTCTTGCCTGTGATGGTCAATTCACCCTTTAGTGTCTCGATTTCGATTTCGTCTTCCGAGAATCCCGCAACAGCAAGTTCAACCAAATAATTGTTGTCGTCTAGCTTGACGATGTTATGTGGTGGAAAAGTGTTTGCTGGAAGTTTTTCTAGTGCGAGTTGATCGAATGCATCAAAGAAACGATCAAAGCCGACAGTTTGTGGGACCAATGGTCCAAAGTTTATACGTCCTAATGTCATAAGTTTTCTCCTATAAAAGCAAGTTGTGAAATGATACCTCGAAAGCGTATCGTTGTGCTGGTTACTTTCTCCAGCGTACACTAACGAGGTACAGTCTTATTCATCCGGACGCCTGAAAATGATCACTCATTCTCTAACCGTTAACGTCAAACGGCCCTAAGGTGGGTTCTGTTATTTATACAATTTTGACAAATGCAGCACCATTCACAAAATATTTTCTTTGTGGGTTTTGCTCTGTGTATACCTGTATGAATGTCATTGTGCTATCGACACGTTTCTCATACAGGTTGCTTGTTATGACAATTTCACCTGTGTAGATGTTCTTTAGCTTTGTCAATTTCTCTTTCACTTTTTTCATAATATAAAATCACTCTGGACTCTTCTTACCTATGTTGTATTTGCTGACTAGCTCCCAATCGTCTTTCTCACGGAAGGGAATGATTTTGATATGGTGAATCTCAGCGATCTTGTCTACCATAATTTCTGGATTAACAATCGTAACTAAGCCCCACTGCTCAAGCAATTTGGCAATTGCATTACGTCTTTCAATGTCGTTGTCTACGATACTAGATGGCTTTCCATCCAATGCAAACAGTTCTTTAAAATGTGTAATGTAATATTGACCGCGCTTATGTAGGATATGGCACGACTGGTACAGTATTTTCTCTTTGCGAGAAGACACACCAATCCGTGTTAATGTCTCACGTACTTTCAAAAAATCATCTTGTTCTTTCAGCTTCACCTCAACAAATGTTGATAAATCTACCATGGCTACTTCCCCAATCCACCTTTATCGGTCTTTTCTTTTAATTCTTGGATTTGTTTGTCAGTAAGCAGTCTGAGTGCATCCCTAGCTTTCGCATCAGAGAAACCGTAGAAAGATTTTATACATGCTATATCATCACTTTTTTCAGGCTTTATCCACTTATTGAAAGGCCTTTTCTTAGCCCTGATAGTATTTAGTAAAAAATCATTCTGTAGCTTTTTGTCCAGCTGGTGTCTACGATTCATTTCATTGGCATACAATACACAGTCTTTATGGTAGGACAGTGCTCGGTTGACCATGAATGGTACGTATTCAGCCTCAGTAGATTCATCAACGATCAGTTGTTTCTTACCCTGCAGAATTTGATTTGCATATTCAAAGGGATTACTCATACTCTATCCAGTTTAATGCGAGGAACTTTATTCCATAGTTCCTCACTGACAACATTTCCATACTGATCGTGCTTTGTATGTTTCACCTGTAGTTCAACACCATCGGGCTGTCCATCTTTTGTCCATTCCACAACCCTAAATTGATAAGACAATGGATAAGGAACAACTGTGGGAAACGATCCAGTTATTGTAGCAGTCAAACCAGAAGATGCCGGTGCATATGATGTGGGCAAACTGGAAATGATACTGGTTGTATCTAATTTAGTTGATTGGTCTAGCTTCATGATAAAAACTCATTCAGATTATTTTTGATTCCGAAGTCACGCAATTGACCGGATTTAGAAGAAGGTATTCCCGTATTCCTTGTTGTATTTTCAGCAAGATTCAAAAGAGGAGGTTTACTCCAACGTCTTTGATATAGGTATATAAACTCCTGCTCAACAACACTCAGATATCCTCTAACATTTTGTGATAGAATGGAATTGCCAGGAACACAAACATTCATAAAAATTGTTTTGTGTGGATTTATTTTAGGCAAATAATAGTCATGAAAGCCTCTATACTTTTCATCAAAAGTATCATTTATCTTTGTCAAGTTGCGCCAGTGATATTTCTGGCGATATGCGAATCCTGTGAAATATTCTTTTTTGTTACTGTCATATGTGTACTCAAAAGATGTTCCACCAGACATGCCAATGTAGAAAGTATCTTCAAGTTCGTATGGCAAAACTTTATCACTTGGCTTTTCATCAAGAAAAGCAAATGCATATACTGCCGCAGTAATATGATTTTTCATCTCACGAATTTCAGTTTGAGTAAACCAACCCAATGATCTACCACCATCATCATACAAATAACTCATGCTAACATCCTAATCAAACCGATAGTGTCTATGGTAGTAAGCAAGAGGTAGTTAGCCAACATGCCAAAAGATTTGCGAGTAAAAGCAGCCCAAGCATAGAGACCGCAGCCGATGATCCAAATAGGATAAAGAGCAAGTAGGGGCGGATTCGGGACTGTAAGAGCCATGGTAATGCTACAGCCAATTGAAATAGCCCAAGCAAGCAACTCAACGCCAAAACGAAAAGGATGAGAGTCAATGTCATTTTTGATCCACTCAATGGTTGGTTTAAAAAACGTAATCATTTGAATTCCACACCAACCATCAACTCAGTCAAACATGCAACCGTGTTGATTTCTGCATCAGCAACGAATGCATGTTTATACTGATAGTCTGCGAGAATAATCACAGCTTGAGGAATACTCTGTGGCTGCAACACATCATACATTCCATCGTAGAGTTTACGATACAGTGTAGCTGGATCAATATCACTTGATGCAACCCACTTGCGCAAGGCACCAAAGTCTTTGTCTTTCAAAAACTTGATGACTTCACCCATGCTAACGTCACCAACCTGTGACAGAATGCCAACGTCAATAGTCTTGTCTACGTTGGATGAATATCTTTGTAGTTCATTCAGAACACGGCGAAAGTCTGGAAAGTGTTTCTTCACAACCTCAGCGATTACTTTAGGATCAAACTTGACATTTTCCTCAGCAAGAATACCGGAAACACGCTTGAAGAATTGACCAGCCATTCCAGTTTTCTCAGGTGATTTCAGTGTGAAATCCACAACAGCACATCGGCTGTGCAGTGGATCAATGATCTTGTTTTTGAAGTTGCATGTGAAGATGAAAGAACAATTTGATGCAAACTCTTCAATCACATTCCTGAATGCGGCTTGTGCGTTAGGTGAAAGATAATCAGCCTCATCAACGATGATGACCTTTCGTCCACCAGTGAATGACATGGTAGAAGCAAAGTCTTTGATCTTGCTTCGTACCATATCAACACCAGTTTCATCTGAGCCATTGATGACCAAATAGTCTGCATCAACTTCATTACACATCGCTTTAGCAACAGTAGTCTTACCAACACCTGCGCCACCATGTAGCAACAGGTTTGGAATTTCGTTCTTGTTGACGTACTCCTGAAAAGGAGCTTTCAGTCGGTCAGGAAGAATACACTCCGCGATTGTTTTTGGGCGATACCGTTCCACCCACAAAAGATGATCTAAACTCATATTTCACTTTCAAATAACAAAATATATAAATAGGTATAGGTCGCCGAGCGGGAACTCGCACCTATTCTAACATGAAAGGACCATGCCAGCATGATTATTTATCAAATCACCAACAAACTTACCGATGATTTTTATATTGGTAAGACTAAGAATCATCAAGAACGATTCTATAGGCACAAGTATAACGCAACCCACAACAAAAGTCAAACATACATACACCGCGCCATGAGAAAATATGGAGTAGAAAACTTCACATTTTCCATTTTGGAAGAAGTTGAGTCTCCGGAAGTTTTGAATCAACGAGAAATGTATTGGATAGATCAACTCAAACCAAAATACAATATGACTAGTGGTGGTGATGGCGGAGACACATCAAATTCACCAAACTACAGAGCAGCTATAAAAAGAATTCACTCAAATAAGAATCCGAAAGATTACGCGACATATGGAATGCTGGGTAAAAAGCAATCTTGCAATTTTTTTGAGGCGATTACAAAAGCAAACTCATGTCCAGTCTCTTGTGATGGCGTTGTTTATGATTCGGTGGGAAAAGCCCAATCTTCTTTTCCTGGAATCAGTATCAGAAAACGATTGGATAGTGAAAAGTATCCAACGTTTTTCAGACTTAGACCTAAAACCAGAAGAAAATGATATCAATCAGGCTTCGCTGTTTGAACCAATCTCAGTTGCGATCCAATACTGAATCTGCTTTGCGGTATTCTTGAAACTTGCGATACCCTTGAATGAAATTGACACTTCATATGCGCCAGGAATCATCTTCAAGTTTTCTGTTTTAAATAGCATAGAATATCGCTTGCCATTTCCAACACCAACCTCAAGTTCATTCGTATGTGACGATGTATTTTTGTTGTCTAGTGCATGAAGGAAGATTTTTGATCCATCAGATTTGAGAGCAACGTGTGGCGTAGCAAGACGACCAGATGCTTTTACAATGTGTTCCAAATCTTCCTGTGACAACTGAAATGTCACATCAGGTGTTGGCATGTTCACACTCTTTTCCGGTGCGTTTTTGATGTTGCTCGCATCACAAATGCGGTAAACTGTTTTGCTTCGTCCTGATGCCGCAGAGACAACAACGGAATTCGTAGATTCTTCAAACACAAGTGTTGAATTCTCACCTTCAAGATCAAGTGCTGACAGAAAACGATTCAAGTCAAAGATACCAAAATCATTTGGAATAACCTCACTGATGGTAGTCTCAGCGAGAATTTGTTTCTGTGCGTCACATGTACGCAAAACATTACCTTGACGGAACACAATTCCATCATTGATGTTGGCGAAATTCTTCAAAATGCTTAGTGTGTCTTTAGATAGCTTCATAATATACTCCAATAAAAAATCAATTGTACAACATTCATTCTGCTTTGTCAACAGAATATTTCACATCATGTTCGTATAGGAAATACAAACAACATGCGGCGTGAGCGAGGTGATGAATACCAGATTCAGAATCTAGTTTTTCACCTTGTTTCCATGCCCATAGATGCCTTTGTAAGGCGGCAAAGTATCTGCGTTTGGAATCAGGCACTTTTTGCCAGTTGTCTGGCTCATACTTCTGTGCACCAAACGTCAGAACCTTTACCATTTCTTCCAGTGCTAGTGGCGGCACCAAATCATAGCGCAACTTGTCACTGTCAAATTTGCGACCGGGTGTGGTATCAGTCGCACTCACATGTACAGTTTCATCATCAGTGAAATGTCGCATTACAACTTTCCAGTCAACTCTGCAATCTTAGGCATGTTACCAGTGAAAGCGTATGTGCCAATATGTTGAGTCTTCATCCATGGGCACAGATAGATTTTACCACCAGTTTTTCTCCACAGTTGGCAGAACATATAGTCCTCAGACAAATAACGATCAGAGCCACCGCCAGTTGCACTGTCTTTGGTATCAATGATTGTGTCAAAGTATGCGTGGATATAACGTGTGCCATCAAAGTTGGCTTGACCAACGTGATCGGGTTTGTATCGCAACTGAGGATAGGCTTCGGCCAGCACAGGGAAAACTTCACGTTTCACCATCATAAATCCTGTACCAATCTCAAGAACTTCCAATGGCTCAGTCACTGTGAATTGTTGTGTGCCTTTTACTACGTTGAAAACGTAATCGCCCACCAAGTTTTCCAATTCGCTTGCGGGCATATCAGGATGTTTCCTTGCAGCCTCAGCAATATTATTCCAATTGATTGACTTCTTTGGATATGGTCCGCCAATAACATCTTTATCCAAAGCAAGTAGTGCCACAACGTCTTGAGGACTAAAATGTACGTCAGAGTCTATGAATAGCATATGCGTACAATCGGAACGCAAAAATTCATCGACCAGATAATTTCTTGCGCGGGTAATTAATGATTCGTTGAATAGGAAAGAAAAACGAATTTCAACTCCATACTTCATCATCATCGTCTGTAAATCCAGGCAAGATTTCATATACATGCCGTGATTCATACCACCATACATTGGCGTTGCAATGAACAGTTTGTTCTTTTTCAAATCTTCAATTTTGACTTTGATTTCCATAATGTTTCCATAAATAAAGGGAGTGATACAGTATATATCACTCCCTTGATCAGATTTTATTGATCAATCAGGCAAAAGTGGCAACACGCTTTGTTTTAGACTGAGTAGCCAACATGCGCTTAGTTGGTGTACCCAGGCGATAGAAACTAATCTTGCGACCATCTTCCAAAGTCTTGGTGTTGGTATAGATAGCATGACCTTCTTTGCGCAACTCGCCGATCCGTGCGGCGACATTGGAAATGCCAAATCGTACACGGGCTTGTGCGGTAGTAAAGGTATTGTATCCCTCAGTTTTGCTCAGAGCAAGCAACATTTTCTGTTTTACGTTCATAAGAACTCCATAATAAAATCACACTTGTTTTGTGAGAGGTGATTGAAATCTCATTACACATGATAGCATAACGCCCAGAGTAAATCAATACTCTGGGCGGTAAACATGTGTCAATTAGAAAGGAATTTCTTCATCAACTGGAACGCGCTTCATTGTGGGAACAGCCTGTTCGTCAGCAGGAATTTTGGCTTTTGTAGCCTCAACGTCCAGTTTAGTGTACAAGTCAAGGAAGGATGTCTTGGTATCGATATCAAAACGATTCAGACACAAGCCAACAGCCTTCAGGCGGTCACCATGCACACCATAAGTTTTGCAGATGTGTACCAAACGGCGAGTGGAGATAATCTCGTCCACACCACCTTCTGCAAAGGTCTTCCGTGTGATATCAGCCCAAGTCACCAACAGATCGGCAAATTCATCATCTTGACGACCGAATGCAGCCATTTCCTTACGCACAATTTTCTTTTCAACTGCGGTTGGTGGATATTCTTGTTCATAGGTATTCAAGAAACGCTCAAGGAAGGCTTCGTTCAAAACGTTGGTGAACATATAACGACCATCATCGGAGCCTTTACCTTTTGTGTTAGCCGTAGCAACAACGGTAAAGCCCTCAGCGGGTGCAACCAATTCATTCTTCTTTTTCAGCAAGAATGGTTTGCCTTCCAGAACACGTTGGAGACATGCCAAATTCTGTGCACCATAATCGATTTCGTCAATACACAATACAGCGCCTTGGCGGGCTGCTACGGTAACAGGACCATCACGCCATTCCATCTGACCATTAATCAGTACATAGTTACCAAGCAAGTCGCCTTCATCGGTGTCAGGTGTCATTGACACACAGATAAATTTGCGACCAAGTTTGGCACAAGCCTGTTCGACGGACATGGTCTTACCGTTACCAGATTGACCAGTGATAAAGATGGGAAAGAATTGGTTGCTTTTGAAGATGGAAACCAAGTCATCAAAATTACCAAACGGAACATAATTCTTGTACTTTTGTGGAACAAGATTCTCAGTTTCCAACTGAGTTACAAGATTGGAGATTCGTGGTGCATCAACCACTTCTTTTTTAGTGTCTGGCTTTTTAGTAGTCATGGGAACAACATTTTGAACCAATGCAGTAGGCATTTTATACATGCCGCGTCCTGCGCGATTGGCTAGGTCTTTGAGGAACCATTGAGGTTCCTTGATATCATTTTCTGCACACAGGCTTTTGACTTCCTGCAATGTCATAAACTCTTTACCAGTTGCGCTGGCAATGGCAATAAACTTCTCACGCTTGTCCATCTGAATGGTACGCATAATAAACTCCAAATCAATCAAATCAATAAACTAATTATACAAGGAACATACCACAAAGTCAAGTGGTATGTTGTAAAAATCACACAGCAATTTCTGTAATGAATCGGTTCACAAGAACGCGGCTGACTTGCTTCTTTTTATTCATCTTGATAAATGCATTCTTTAGTTTGCTTGCTGTGAAGCTACCAGAAATTTCCAGTTCACCATCATCGGCTTGCAGGTCAGCATCACCAGGAATAAAGAAAAACTTATTGTAGCCATGATTGAAAGATTCCACAAACCGCTCTTCCTTCAAATCCTCGGTGAGTTTTTTAGCCAGTTCTTGGCGCTTGTGATAACCGCCATCACGATCAGGATATTTCTCATACAAGTTTTGACCTGTAGAGTCAGTGTAACGGCGAGACAAATTAGACCGTGCTGAGGCACCAGTACCTGCAATATAGAAACCAATGATTTTGGCTCCAGTTGCATTGCGATACCAATCAAAAACTACACTACGCAGGGCGGTGTCGTAATTGCCACTAGGAGCCAGCTTCTGAAACTTTGTTTTAGTGTCAACCAAAACATAGTTCTTACTGTTGAAATAATTGTACATTGTGTTGGTACCACCATCCACGTAATGGTACGAAATTTCATCAGCATCACCATCATGAATCAACGCAAGGTTCACGATATCAAGATTGTTCACTTTGCGGAATTGCTCAGTCAGTGGCTTCAATGCAACCATTGCTTCCATCATAGGTGTTGCAGACAATGGCTCACTCAAAGGAATACGAAAATTGCGCACATCACCATAATTCTTTTTAGAATATGCATCAGCCAATGTAACCATGTTACGAACACAGTTATTGAATTCAACATTACCCATACGTGAATTGAAATACTCACGCAAGAATACGTGGGAGAATGCCAACTCATTTTCGCCGCGGGTAAATGAATCTTTGGCAGTACGACCATGATCCATTTTGAAGCCGTCTGTTTCATTACCAAAACCATATACCACAAAAGGAATATTGACTTTACGGCAGAACATAACAAGAATCAAAATCTGCTCAATGGCCGCTGCCATTTGACCCTTCATTGAACCAGAGCGATCCAACAGCAGAATCAAACCATGCGATTTACCTTTCGGCACACGGTTCATTTTCTTGAAAATGTTGTCGTCAATTTGGTATTTGTAGATGCGATTCACATCAATGTCACCAGTATTAGACACTTTAGTCTTTGAAAACTTTTCTGCGGCTTTGCGCATTTCAAATTCTTTGGCCAACAGGCTGATATATCGATCATTGTTGTTTTTGAAATCTTTGACCAATGCATCTTGCTCGGCGCGCAAATATGGGCTCCAAAACTCTTGCATTTGTTTATGCACAATGGATGCTGGTGTCAAAATTTCAGACATGATCGGTGTAGGAACATTCATGTAAGAATAGTCTTTAGACTTTTCGTCCAGAAGTTTATACTCATTTTCACGGTAAGCCTCATCCGTTTCACACGTTGGCTCAAAATCATCTTGACCAGCTACAGACTGAGTTGGTTTGAAACGATTGATTTGGTTGCCAGGTTTTGTGTCTTCGCTTTTTTCATCAGACTTTTGTGCATCAGCATTTGACTTTTTATTGCCAGGCTTTTGCTCACCATCTTCGGATGATCCATTAGTTTCTTTACCTGAACCACTATCGGATGATCCATCAGTTTCTTTATCTGGACCATTACCAGTTGTTTCTTCCGAATCATCAGACTGGTCCGAATCATAATCAGACTCAGAGAATTCACCATCGTCCATTTCATCCATGTCCATACTAAATTGCATGGCAGGAAGTTTGTTTTGCTTTTGTTGATCTTGCTTAGAGTAATCAAAAATTGCGCCAGTGATTTCTACAACATCATCCCAAGTCTCAGCGGCTTCTACCTTGCGAACAAACTCAGACTCTTCATCCGTAAATTTGACGCCAGTTGAAATACCACCTTTAGTGTATACGTTCAGGCGGTCAATGAATGGGAAGGTATTGATATCACGGTCACCGAGACCGAAAAAGTCACGGGACAACAATTCGCCATATGCTTTGACGAATGAATTACGGAGACCAGGAAAGCGGCGCTTGATTTTCTTTTCGATGCGGGCATCTTCAACCACATTCAGAAAATGCTTGAAGTTGCGGCTGATCTTTTTGTCTTTGCTTGTTACGGCATTGTGCCAACCTTCTTCAGGTGTTTCCAATGCGTGACCAACTTCATGACCAAGCAATAGATCATAAAGTTCACCAGACATATCAGTCCAGATAGGGCAGTAAAGTGTGCGATTCTTCAAGTCAAAAGCCGCAGTTTGCATCTTGCGGTGTTCAACTCGGATGTTTTCAGTAGCCATCAACTTGGCCAACTGCGACTTAGATTCTTGGGAAAAATTCATGACATTCTTTCTATCAACAGGATCAATTATATCAGGTGCAGGAAGAATGTCAAGTACTAAAAAAGTATTAATTCACTAAAAAACAACAGTTCATGGCTTCCAATTGCGAGTCAGTTTCATTCCGTACTCATTATCACCTTCCGGAAGAACCACACCAGGCTTGAATCTCAGTTCATTCTTTTTGAATGGATTGTAGTCAACGTAATGGTGCCATCTACCATAGCGCCAAACAACTCTTGCAACGTCTGGATGCATTTCCTCAAGCATCTTAGATTTGTTGATTGTACCGCTACTATTATAGCCAGTCTTTTTGAAGTTTTCATCCTCATCAGCGAATTCTTTGTGGTAGAATTCTTCGGTGTTTCCACCCTTGACAGTTTGTGTAGCAGCCTTACCTTGTAAGAATGCATTGAATTGGATGGTACAATCACCATCTTTCAACACACGCAAGCAGATATCAGTGTCTTCATTGTAGCGGCCACGCCAACGGTGCTTGCAATCATTTGAAATCAACAAACAGGAATAGATTCGTGTGTTTGTGACGTATGGTGGATATTTAGAATTCGGTGCAATAAAGAAACGATATTGAAAGCCTGAGATTGGTACGTTTTCATAACGATCAACAAAGTCCTCAGCAGCTTTGAAGATAGCTCCAGACTCAACACGATATCGCTTGTTTTGTTGCAGACGGTAGAAGTCTGTGATGTTGTCATCAAGAACCCAATGCTTTTCGGCACCAATCGAAATCGCATGATCCCAACACCAGTTTCTTGCACGACCTGGACCATCACCATGATTACTGAATGGTGCAATCAACAAGGTGACATATGGGCGAATACCAAATGCATCAAGTGCTTTCTCATAATTTTCTTCATCTTGTGGCTCAATTGCAATGAAGTGTGGCACTTTCATTCTAGCCAAAGACCTAGAGGTCAGCATGGATTCATGGCGACCTTTAGAGATAATGTAAACGGGATGTTTTGGGTTGATGATCATTCTACAATCCAACGAGTCAATGAGTTGTCTTCAATTTCAAGTTTAGGATACCAGATGCTTTTTGTTTTGTCAGTGAGTTTCTGGTCAACAAGTTTTGCAAATTCATTATAGTCTTCCTCACTGCGAAAGTTCAGATAGATTTGTCTCCAAGGAGGGTTATCATTCTGATCATATGTCGGCATGCCTTTCCAGTGCTTCTTCCAAATCTGATCACGAGTCAGCAGAGAGTCGTCTGGTTCAGCAATCAAATTTTCTTGCACACCACCATCAATGAATTTGGTAACATCGATGTAATCTTCGGCTTGAAAGTCTAGGCAACTTTCATATTCAGTTGTTTCTTCAACTTTTTTATCTGTCATTTGTTTCTCCGAACGTGTTTCTTGATTACCTTAGCTTGGCGCTTTCTTGCCATTTGTAGTGCTACAGGTTTAACATGCTGAGTATACACTACACCGTTCATATGGTCAAGCTCATGCTGGTAAACTTGTGCTGTCAGACCTTCAAAATGTGTAGTAACTAAGTTTGCTTTTTCATCATAGTACTCAACATCAATACTACCATATCTAGGAACGTTTAAATTCAAGCCAGGAAATGATAGGCAACCTTCAGGTTTACGAATCTCTTCACCTTGCGTGGCAACAATCTTTGGATTGAAACACACGATACCATCACCAATCACGAACACCCTAAAGCCGATGCCGACTTGATTCGCAGACAAACCAAGACCACTATATGCGGCTTGTGTCTTTTGCAGTTGGCGAATAAATTTTTGTATGCCTGGTTGCATGATTTGAGTGATATCAAAATCAGGCATGACCTGTGATAGCTTAGGATGTCCCTCAGCTAGTATGGGCAAAATTGAAACAACCTCTTCAACAACTTTTGTTGGTGAATTGGTATTAATTGTTATAACGTCATTGTCATTCATCGTGTCCATCCTTCAGCGCATCCTTCGGCTTTTTCATATTTCATAAAATACTCAGCATGATTATAGTCAGTATCTGCATCATAATAAAGTACCATATACTTATGTTTTCCATTGACTAAAAAAATCTGAGCAGACTTTGCTCCATTGCTATACTCACTAAGAGATTTCAGCACGGTGTAATCTCCTTCCATACTCACCTCGCAATCCTCGAAAAATTATTGACCTTCTCAAACCTTATAAGATTTCTAAACTTATCTTGTAAAATATCACCCTTGTGGCTGATAACAAACAGATTGACATCCTCTAGCATCTGTAGAATCGTCATCAGATAATCTGTTCCGTTTGTATCTAGTGATGAATCAAACACTTCATCCAGAATCAGTAAGTTGGTGTTTGTTGAGTTCTTCAACTTAGCAACCGCTCTCCATGTCAACATAAGTGCCATGTCAATTCGTTGTTTCTCACCTTCACTGAAGGATGCGTAACTAAATTCATCACGGTGCCTAGACTTGATTGTTTCTTTGAATGACTCATCCAAATTGAAGTTGACAAAGAAGTCTAGTGAAGCCAGATACTTATTCACCAATTTGTTGATGATTGGTAGATATTGTTTGATGATCTTAGTCTTGATACCAGTGTCTTTCAACAGAACGGATGCGGCATCAAGATATGTTTTTTCTTCAATCAATGCTTGCTTTTCATCAGTCAATGCAGACAGCTTATTACGCAAGTCATTCAGTTTCAAGTTCTCTGCATCCAAATCATCCTTTGTTGAGGAGAGTGATGCAATCTCTTTTTGAAGTCGATTGATGTATTTGTTTGTCTCAATGATTGTCGCATTGTTTGATGCGAGGCTTACTTGGCGAACACGAACCTCGTTAGACACACGAATGATTTCATTCAGTCTGTTTTGTTGCTCGGATATCTCAGTCGCAATTTTCTCAAGACCATCAGACATTTGCTTTGATGCACCAGATAGTGTGGATATTTGTTGCTCTTTGAAGTCTTGCTGAATCTCTTGTCTGCAAGTTGGGCAACTATCACTATCATGGAAGAACTTCAAGTCTTTCTTATGCTTACTCAGATTGGTTTCAATCTTTGTTTCAAACTGGTGCAGCTTTTTTATCTTACCTTCAATAACATCACGGTCAACAATTCCAGCTTGCAAGTGTTGAACCTCAGCATTCAGAGTTTCAATGACAGATTGTACTGTCTCCATCTGCAAAAGAACTACACCAATTTCACGATTCTTTTCACTAATCATGTCATCATTGTTCTGTTTCAACTTTGAAATATGACTGTTCTGCATGTCATATTTTGAAGTTGTCAGTTCAATGTTGTGCTTGTTGGAAGAAATAGAATCTTTGTTTGTGCTGATTTTGTCTTTCAGCACAGTGTTCATTGTGGAGAAGATTTGGATGTCCAGCAAGTCTTCAATGATTGCTCTACGATCAGCAGCAGACAACTGCATAAACGGCACAAAGGATGCTGATCCAAGAATGACAATCTGCGTGAACGACTTGTAATTCAGTTTCAGAATCTGTTTCTCAAGTGTTTCCTGATAGTCTCTTGATGCTGCATCCTGATTCATCAGTTCGCCATTGACGAAAATCTGAAAGACTGTTGGCTTTATTCCACGTACAATCTTGTATTGCTTTGTGCCAATGGTGAATTCACACTCAACAACACAGTCTTTCATATTGATGGAGTTCACCAACTGTGGCTTATTGATGTTGCGGAATGCTTTACCAAACAACACATAGCACAATGCGTCCAGCATAGTGGATTTGCCAGCACCATTAGTGCCGACAACCAGTGTGTTTGGAGAATTGTCTAACTTGATTTCTGTCCAGTAATTGCCAGTTGACAGGAAGTTTTTAAATCTAATTGTTCTAAAGAAAATCATTCAATAATTTCAACGTTTAGTGACTCAACGTAGAGTTCACGCATAAGACCTTTTAGCTTTGTTGAGTCAACGTTTGTTGCTAATCCATCAATGTACTTTGATAGAATCGTCATAGTATCCTCAGCTTGATCAACCAAGTCGCCATCGTCAATGATTGTATCTGTGAAATCTTCAACGACAGCCACGTCTGCGACACCACCTTTATGAAGGTTGTCAATCACTGTATCAAACATGTATGCATTCTGTTTGTTAGCAACGATAACCTTCACGAAAGTGTTTGCGTATTGATCAAAATCATATGCGTTCCAAAAAGCAAAATCTTGCTGAGTGTCATCGTATATGATCTTGTGAAACATTTTATATGGATTCGCAACAAATGTCAAGTCTCTTGTGTTGGTATCAAAGATGTGGAATCCTCGTTGATCACCGTAATCAATCCAGGTGATCTCGTATTGATTTCCAAGGTAGGTAATGGTTCCATCTGTAGATTTATGATGGAAATGACCAGATAGTACCATATCAAAACGATTAAAAGTCTTGCGATCCAAGCCTTCATGTGCAATGTTTCCTTTATCCATTTCAAAGCCAGCAATTTCAAAATGACCCATGACGATTTCAGCTTTAGTATCTCGCAGAGACTCCATTGAATGATCATAGTTGCTAGAGTTAATCCATGGCACCAACAAGACGTTTAGACCATCATAGGTCATGTCTTTAGCTGTTGTGAATACGTTGATGTTTGTATAGCGATCAAACAACTCATGCATCGCATTGATTTCATTTGTGTTCTTGTATGTCACATCATGGTTGCCCACGATCACGTCCATGGTGATGCCGTCACGCTCCAGAACGTCAAAGAATCTTTTGCGCCACTGATTCAGGATAACATAGTTGATGAACTTGCGGCGATCAACAACATCACCTAGATGAATGATGTGTGTAATGCCATGTTGCTTCAGGTATGGAAAGAATGTGTTCTCCCAGAACTTGAAGAAGAATTCGTTGAACAGGAGACTGTCGCCTCTGGCTCCTGCATGAGTATCATTTATCAGTGCAATTTTCATGGGCGAACTTTACTCGCAACACGATTGCGCAACTCAGTCGTTGAAAAACTGTGCCTGCGTTGATTGTAGTAAATTTTGATATTGCGCTGTTCACAGATGCTCTTGCCTGTGAAATTCTTGTCAGCATACTCTTCACCAATGATGCGGATGCTGATCGGCAAGAACATCAACAAGTCTTCCAAATCTTTCTCTGTTTGGTACACGATGATTTCATCAACGTATTTGACTGCACTCAGTTGAACAAATCTCTCAACGACAGATTGCACAGGTGAATTCTTGGTATCTGGGCGGTCGATGGATGGATCCAGTTGCAAACCTACGATGAGGTAATCACACACAGACTTAGCTTCGGCCAGCATAAGGATGTGACCGGAATGTAGTAGATCAAAGGTGGAACAGGTGAATCCGACTGGCTTTCCAGTCATGTCGTCAGGTAAAGATAGCATATTGAACTCCATGAATTATAATTCGTCAGGCAATGGGTCTTCTAGTATATCAGGTTCCATGAACTTTTCAAGACCTTTTGCTTTGGTTTTCTTCTTTTCCTTCTTCTTTTCCTCAAAAGTCTCAATGAATTCCGAAATGTTATCATACAACACGAACTGTTTCATGTTACCTTCCGAGTCTTCATACATCTCACCAGAGTCTAGGATACCAAACTGTTGAGTCGCTTTGTACTTCACATACAATTGCTTCTTTTCTTTTTGGATTCTGCGTAGGAACGCGAAGTAAATTACCTGTGTGAAGTATGCGAATGGATTGGAAGACTTTGTTGGGTCAAAGTTTCTGAAATACATGATGCAGTTTTCGATACCATCACAAATCATTTCCTCTCGGAAAGAGTATGATATGAAGTTTGGCTTCCTGGATAGATGATTCGCAATCTTTAAAAAGCACTCACCGATATAGTTTGGAATAATCGGGTCTTCTTTACCTGCTTCTTTGGCTGCATCACATGCGGCTCTGTAACTGATCAGTGCGGCTAGAAAGTCCGCATTGTTTACGTAGTGTTTCACTTTTGTCATTATGTTTACCTAAAACATCACTTGACATGCCATGGAGACTTGTCATATAATGGGGGTGTTGGGTGTTTAGAATTAATGTATTGTTTGTTTATTAGTACTTGGTTCTTGAGGTAGTTCATCTGTATCATCTTCTAGATCAAGTTCTTCACCAGAATCAAATTCATCAAGTAATGAATTGTCAATCTGATCATTGAAGTTCGCAACGACTTCATTAGCTTCAACGACTGCATTGTTATAGTATTCAATCAATGCTGATCTAGGCTCAACAATAGTAAGTACCTCACTCATAGAAATACATGCAGAGTTTGTTTGAATGAGTTCGATAGGTAACCATGGAGACATTAACAACATTGATTTACCAGCAGACATTCTCTTATAGAAGAGTGTCATTGGATCATACATCTCTATTATGCCATTGCTATTCAGATGGTATGATGCGATGATATCTTCACCGTCTTTGAGCCTAATAATTTTAACATTATCCATTTTTTATATCTATCTTGTAAAATTTGTAAGAGAATTTCTCCTCTTCATATATTTTAACACGTTCCACGAAATGTTTCAATGTAAAATTGGTATGTTTACCTATTCTAAAATCATCAGCAATATCATATAATGTCGCAGAGTCTTTGTTATCACCTTTACGCAAGACGCGACCTAGAGATTGTAGATTACGAATCCGAGACTTTGATGGTGATGCAAAGATCGCATTGTGTAGATTCTTTATATTTATGCCTGTAGAAAAAGTGCCATATGAGGCGATGATGATAGCATCATTTTCTTTCTCTGTGATATGACGAATCTGTTCACGAGTTTCAACATCTGTACTACCATGCACAAAGAATACCTTACGATCTTTTTTCTCAGCGTCAATCAGTCGCATCAATTCTTTGCCATGCTTTTCAACTAGCTGAAACAAAATCAGTGAGTTGCCTTTCAGAGACAACGCTAGATTTTTGATGAATGCATTTCGCTGTGGATTCTTTACCAAGTAATCTATCTCAGCTTGGTAGTCCCAATCACGACTCAGTTTGCATACGGCATCTGAGTATTTCAGGGTCAGGCATTTGATTTTCAATGATGATACTTGGTCATTGTCCATCAATTCTTTTGTTGTAATGACTTTCAGCACAGGACCAAATAGTCCTTCTAAGACTAACTTGTGTGTCTGTGTGCCATCCAAAGTGCCAGTACAACCGATGCGATACTCTGTGTTCTCCAGATTTGACATGATTGTTGTCAGTGACTTTGCTTTGAAGTCGTGCGCTTCATCACCTAGAACAAAATCAAACTGTTCAAAGTACTCTTTAGGTAAATTGTATATTGATTGCCATGTGGTGATAGTCAAAAACTTATCTGTGCTTTTGTCTTTGCCTGCGTACTGTCTGTGGCAGTATTGATCTGAGTCATAACCATAGGATTTGAAATCAGAAAACATCTGTTCAGCAAGAGAAGTTCTAGGAACAATTAGCAGACCCTTCTTGCAATTTTGCTGAATGTGGCGTATAATCAGATACAGAATGAAAGACTTACCACTTGATGTTGGAGATAGTAAAAGTGCTCTCTTATTACGTATTGCATGAACAAACGCATCAATCTGATAATCACGCTGTTCTAGGTGCTTTGGGATGCCTAGAGTTTCGATGAAGTCTTTTGCCTCTTTGATTGAGAAGTTCTCTAATCCATCTATAGACTTATCGTACACGACGGTGTACTCTCTATCATCACAGAATTTTTGAATGTATGGAATCAATCCATAGTAAATCTTGTTACTACGGACATCCATGAGTCTGATCTTGCCGTCCCAGAGTTTGTTCTTGAATGCTGGAACAAACTGATATCCTGGAACCAAAAAAGTAAAGTGATCTGATAGCTCTTGCGCTAGGCTTCGCTCACACTTTATATGCACATACGCACCATTCACTTTACTAATAATTAGATCACTCATTATACACCCTGTATGAATCGCTCCCAGTCAATTAAAGATTTTAGCTGGAACGTTCTACTATGTAGTTCTTTTAAAACAGACTCACAGTAACTAATGATCTGTTCATTCATACGTCTAGCAGCAAGATACTTGTTCATATCTTCGTCTGCATCCATGTAAGTTGCAATATCAGATTTTAATACGAATGGAAATGGTTCCCATCCATGTTTCTTCAAGTCTTCATTACTCATCTTACCAGTATAGTATTCCCACTTGATTTTCTTCATGCGGTTGTACTTGAACTCCAAGTCCTGAAGTTGGTACTTGTGGTGTGATAAGATGTTTAGGTATTTTGCGTGGAGCTTAGGTATGTCTAACATTGCTTTGCCAGGCTCAGTCCTGTCAACGTTAGCATCTTTTATCCACTCATTCATAATTTCATCAAGTTTGCTCATAATAATCTCCTAAGTGGAGTTTACACTAATTAGGTCAGTTTTTCAATGTTATAATAGGTAAATCTGATTGAAGCATCAGCAGTCAATACATTGTCTGGTGTGTCTTGTGTGGACAGCACAAAGGATGATAGTGACGTTGGGAATGCATCAAAGAAATTGAATCTGACAAGAGGTGTAAACGATGATGAATACACAGTCAATGTTGCATCCGAAAACTGTGGCTGTATTTTGTTTGCGTACTTACTTTGCTTGGATAAATTTTTATAATCCTCAAAGTTTTCTGGGAAAGTCATGCCTCTGATCCAATTATGAATCTCTAGCCAAGAGGACATCTTTTCATCTATAGCAAAAGTCACGTTCATGATATCGTATATTGCTTTTTCACCAGGTGAATACATCTCCACAAATGGTGTTGCAATTGGAATCTCACCCAATGAAATGCCAGGAACTGATACCGATTGACAAAAGAACTGTACGTTAGGAACCCTACTGAACGTCAAGTGAAACTTGTTCGGATGTAGAAAATTCTGATTGTCCGGTGTGTTTGATAGTGCTATACTTGTCATGATACTATTTATACAAATAAAAAGAGGGAACCGAAGTTCCCTCTGGAGGTGTCTATCTTAACGTAGACTTGTTTTCTTACATAATGCTTACATTATATTCGTGATCTTAAATGCGCGATAGTAGTTGTTCTTACCAGCGTTCAATGCACCTGCGCCTTGCGCTGTACCTTCAGCGAATGGGTTAGCAACTAGACCGTAACGAGTCTTGAAGCCAATTTTTGGCTGGAAGGTGTTAGTGTCAACTGCGCGAACCATTTGCAAAGGAACGTATGGGCAGTAGAACATACCTGCGTCATATGCGTTAGAACCCTTGTAACCAACAACTGCGAACTCAGATGTGGATGCTGTTGGGAAGTATGGATCGATATAGACCTTGATACGACCGAACAATGTACCAGCAAATGTGTTGCCTGTGTCGTCAACTTGCAAGCTAACTTGGCTAGCCAAAGCGGATTGATAATCCAATAGACCTGCCATTGCGAATGCGGAAGCCACATCAGAAGAGCAGATTAGGGTGTTACCCTTACCACGGCGTGTCAACTTAGCGATTTGGTTAGCTTCGCGTTCGATTTGGAATGCCAAACCTTTTACTTTTTCAACCATCCAACGACCGTTAGAGTCAGTATCCAAGTCAAAAGTACCAGCTGTTGTTGTACCAACCAATGCGCCTGGCTTAGCAACTGTGTAAACAGTACGCAGAACTTCACGGTTGATTTCAGCAAGAATTTCGCTAGAAAGAATGTTGCTCAATTCAGTTTCAGCGTCAAGACCATGAACTGCTTTCAAGTCTTGTGCCAATTCCATTGAGTACTCAGCCTTCAATGCGCGAGTCTTAGCAGTAACGGTAACTTTCTCGATAGAGAAGCCCATTTCAACTGGTGTCAGACCTTCAGCAGTAGCTGTAGGCATTGCAGTTGCTGTGTTAGCGTTGAAAATCTGGAATGGACCGTCAGAAGTTGTGGACTTCATAGACAATGTTTGGTGTGCGCCTTCACCGGAGAAGCTAGTGTTAGCTTCGTTGTAGAAAGCCTCAGTGCCAGTCGATGGAACACGATCAGTACCATACATAGAACGCATTGCGAAAATCATGCCGGTAGGTCCAGTCATTGGCTGAACACCGCAGATATCGTAAGCGATCAAGTTAGGTAGCGAACGGCGAACCAAGCTGATCAAGATTGGATCGAAACCTGCTACTGGACCAGTAGTAGTTGCACCACCACCAAAACCACCTGTACCGGCAGAGTTAGTTGGAGCTGTTTCGTTTAGCATACCAGCGTCTTTTTGCATCGCTTGGATTTGGTTCTCAAGAACCACCGCAGTAACGGCGCGCTTGTATGGATCGGTGATCTTTGGAAGATCAGCGTGTTCTAGGACCGGAGCCCATTTTTGTTGTAGTTGTTCGGAAAGAAACATCTAATATCTCCTTGTTATATAATTAGATTCGGGTTGTTTTTGAAATTGACTGAACGATAGAATTCATGAATGCATCAGAAACTACTTTCTTTTCTGCAACATCTTCTACTTGTTCGTGAAGTGCGGTGGCATCAGCCTTCTTTACACCGGAAGGGAAATAGTTTTCACGGATAGTATCAAGTTTAGCTCTGTACTCTTCCTCTGTGGAATAGTCTACACTCTCTGCAAGTGCTTTGATCTTCTCAACTTGTGTCGCGGTCAAACCTTCACATACTTCGCGGGTCACTTCAGCTTTGTGAGCATCAAAGAGTGCATTACGGTACTCAATAGAACGCTCAACTTCTTCGTCCAACTTGCCGCTTAGTTCTTCAACTTTAGCTGCTAGTTCGTCAACGAGATCAACTTTTTCAGCAGGAACATCAATGTAGTGTTCTGCAAATAGATTCTTCAAACCATTGATAAAGTCTTCGGCCAATTCGGAGCGAATACCATTGTCAATAGCGATTTGATTTTCTTCCATCCATTGCTCAACAACATATGAAAGGTAATCGTTTACTTTGTCTGTTAGTTCTTCTTTGACAGATTCAACAGCTTCTTCCAACATGGAAGCATAGTGTGTTTCGATCTGTTCTTCAATCTGAGCAACGCGGTCTAGGACGCGAGCTTCAAAGATTGTGGAAACTTTTGTTCTGAATTCTTCGGAGATGGTCGAGTCGTCAGCAAAGATTGCATTGATATCTTCCGATACAAAGCTGGTTTGCTCTTCTTCAACTTCTTCTTTCTTCAAAGAATCTACAACTTTACTGGATGCATCTGATCCTTTAGTTGTTGGTGCAGTTGCACTCTTAGATGTGAAACTCATCTTGTGTGAGTTGTCATCTGGTTTAGCGTTTTCTGGTGTTGGACCGCCGGCGTCAGTAGTCTCGCCTTCCAGCTTTTGTGGAGGCATTGCATTCTTTCCCTTGCCTGAAGCAAGGATTTCAGCAGCAGCCTCAAAAAGTTTATTAGTAGCCATTTAGGAATCTCCTTTGTTTGTTTATTTATATAATTTACAGTTTCGTTAGAAAATTTTCAAAGAGGCGAGCAGCCACTTTTTCAATGTCTTTTCTTGAGGCATTTCGAATTGCTTGTTTCGTTCTATCGATATCCATTTCAACGAAACGTCCTTCGACAAACAACCACTCTTTGTTTTCCATAATACCATCGACGAATGCGCCAGGTGCAGATGGATCAGCAACAACATCAGCAGCAGTAGCTAGCCTGAAGTCATCGGAAACAATATTGATACCGTCACGTCCTTGAACAAGTGAACCCATACCCCTTGAAGATACACCTAGACTTACGCCACAATCAATAAAGTTCTTCACTATATTGCCATATGGTGTATCTAAAACTCTAGCTTTGCCGATAAATCTATTCTGATCATCTTCTGTAAGTGATTCGATCTTGATACACACGCGCTCAAGGTTGATTGATGGTGTATCAGGATGTCCAAGTTCACCCAATGCGCGGTTTGTTGTGATGTACTCTTGTGTGTAACGTCCAACTTCTTCACGCAATGTGCCGATCTTATACATTCTGCGATTACGGTTAGCTTGTTCACCAACCAGAAATACGCCTTGAATGTATAGATTCTTTTTGCCGTCTTCAGTACTTTCTGTTAAGTACTTTATGTCTTCAATTGTTTCTGTAATTAGTTTCATAGGTCTCTGCTATATGTTGCTGTTTTGCTCATGACCAAAAGTAGTGTGCCGACTGTGCCATCGTTTGTCACAAAAACGTTTGATGTTGCACCGTTAGCAATTGCTCCAATACCCATATCTTCTAAGTTGATCGTGTGGTTCTTATTCAACTCCAGAACAAGTGTTCCTGTTGCATCATTACCACGATAAACTTTCCATGTGCCATCACTGCTTGATGAAACGTGTGCGATTGCTGCTGCTGATACGGTTTCAAGCTGTGTGTTAGATGACAATTGTGCCAACGTAACCAACGTGTTTGTATTTCCCGTTACACGGATCGTAGACTTCG